TATTGGTGTTGGTGGTGCAGTTACTGGTAAAGGTGCTGACGTTCTCATTATTGACGACCCCCACTCGGAGCAGGAGGCGGCACTGGGGGCTTACAACCCCGATGTCTACGACAAGGTATACGAATGGTACACATCAGGACCGCGCCAGAGACTACAACCGGGTGGAGCGATCATTGTAGTGATGACAAGATGGTCAGTTAGAGACTTAACTGGTCAGATTGTGAAGTCTGCCACGCAAAGAGAGGGTGCGGACGATTGGGAAATCATCGAGTTTCCGGCAATCATGCCTTCTGGTGATCCGTTGTGGCCTGAGTTTTGGCCCCTTGAGCAGCTTGAGTCACTAAGAGCAGAACTACCCTTGTCTAAGTGGTCTGCACAGTATCAACAAGACCCGACTTCAGAAGAAGGGGCCTTGATTAAGCGAGAATGGTGGCAGGAGTGGGATAAAAGTAGCCCGCCACCGTGTGAAGCAATAATCCAAAGTTGGGACACTGCGTTTTTGAAAACGCAACGAGCTGATTATTCCGCCTGTACCACATGGGGAATCTTCCATCACCCTGATGAAGAGGGAAGAACTGTCCCAAATTTAATATTATTGGACGCATATAAGGAAAAACTTGAATTTCCAGACCTAAAACGTGCTGCGTATGACAAATATTGGGAATATGAGCCAGATCAGATGATTGTGGAGGCCAAAGCCGCTGGTTCTCCACTTATTTTTGAGCTTAGAGCCATGGGAATACCTGTCACGGAGTTTACACCGTCCCGTGGACAGGATAAGATAGCTAGAGCTAACGCAGTAAGCGATCTTTTTGCGTCAGGTGTCATATGGGCGCCGCCAACCAGATGGGCGGAAGAAGTTATTGAGGAGTGTGCTGCATTTCCTGCTGGAGAGCATGACGATTTGGTGGATTCTACAACGCAGGCCTTGTTAAGATTCCGTCAGGGGGGGTGGATTAGGAGTTCAATGGATGAATGGGAAGACGAACCAAGCTACAGACGGCCTGTTCAATATTACTAAAAAAATTGTTTTAAGATATGTTTTGCATCAGGATGTAGAAAAATACGAAGATATGGGTTGGAAGGTAACCGGTGACCTGTCCCACTCCCACCATGGTAAATATTCTGTTATTATGCAAGCACCGGACAAAAAATAGGACTGATACACAATGGCTGTAGAAAAACAGATGACACCCTCTGATTTCGATATAGAAGAAACGGATGAGGTGGAGATTCAAGTTGTAAACCCTGAAGCAGTTTCTATAGAAGCCGATGGTGAGGAAGTGATTATTGATTTTACTGGCGAGTTCACGGAAGAGCTTGTTGGTCCAGATCATGATTCAAACCTAGCTGAATATATCGAAGATGATGAGCTTGGCGCTTTGGCGTCTGAGCTTGTTGATGATTTTGTGGCAGATCGTCAGTCTCGTAAAGACTGGGCCAGATCATATGTCAAAGGCCTTGACCTTTTGGGGATGAAGATTGAAGAGCGTACCCAGCCATGGGCTGGTGCCGCAGGTGTGTTTCATCCAGTTCTGACTGAAGCCGTTGTTCGTTTCCAAGCTCAAGCCATGAGTGAGCTTTTTCCTGCGTCTGGTCCTGTACGCACAAAAGTTATGGGCAAAAAAGACCAAGAGAAACTTGATCAAGCACAGCGTGTTGAAACAGAAATGAATTATCTTCTTACTGAGGAGATGACAGAGTATCGTGACGAGACAGAGCAGATGCTTTTCCGTCTGCCTCTTGCTGGGTCGTCTTTCAAAAAAGTTTATTACGATCCAATCATGGAGAGACCATGTGCGATGTTCGTTCCTGCTGAAGACTTTGTTGTGTCTTACGGTGCCGCTGATCTTGCTACATGCCCCCGTTATACGCATGTCATGAAAAAAACACCGAATGAAATTGCCGAGCTTCAGTTTAATAACTTCTACCTTGATGTAGAGCTTCCGGCACCTGAGGCAGATTATTCTGACATTCAAGAGAAGTATGACGAGATCGATGGAGAGACCGCCGTTCTTGAGGACGATGATCGACACACCATCCTTGAAGTTCACGCTGATCTTCTCATGCCTGAGCCTTTTGATGATCCGGACGGTCTGGCACGTCCGTATGTTGTAACGATTGATAAGTCCAGCTTGACAGTTTTGTCTATACGGAGGAACTGGTATGAAGAAGATATTAAAAAGCGTAAGAGAGCGCACTTTGTTCACTATAGATACCTACCGGGACTTGGGTTTTATGGAACGGGTCTTATTCACCTTATTGGTGGTCTTGCTAAAAGCGCCACCAGTATTCTTAGACAGCTTATTGACGCGGGTACGCTATCCAATCTACCTGCTGGCCTCAAAGCTAGGGGACTTCGTATTAAGGGCGATGATTCGCCTCTCATGCCGGGTGAGTTCAGGGACGTGGACGTGCCGGGGGGTGCAATTAGGGATTCAATTGCATTCCTTCCTTACAAGGAGCCATCATCGGTATTGTACCAGCTTCTCGGAAACATCGTGGAAGAGGGGAGACGGATTGGCTCCGTTGCTGATGTACAAGTCGGAAATCTTAACCCACAAGCGCCGGTCGGGACGACCTTAGCTTTGATGGAGCGAAGCATGAAGGTGATGTCTGGTGTTCAGGCACGTCTTCACGCAGCGTTAAAAAAAGAACTACGCATTCTGGCAAAAATTGTAAAAGATTATATGCCAGCCGAATATATCTATGACATGGAAGGTGACTTTAGCCGTCAAAGTGACTTTGATGGTCGCGTTGATGTAATCCCTGTATCAGACCCGAATGCGTCTACTATGGCACAGCGTGTTGTGCAATATCAGGCGGCTATGCAGTTAGCTCAGCAAGCTCCTAATTTATACAACATGGGCTTGCTACATAGGCAGATGCTAGAGGTCTTGGGAATTAAAGACGCGGATGAGATCATCAAGCTTCCAGATGACATTAAAGCAGCAGACCCAGTTACTGAAAATATGGCTATTCTGAAACAGGAGCCTGTAAAAGCGTTTAAGTATCAGGACCACGAGGCACACATTCAGGTGCATATGGCTGCTATGCAAGATCCAAAGCTTCAAGAGATTGTGGGGCAAAGTCCCTTCGCTGCCGCAATACAGGCAGCCATGGCGGCTCACATTACTGAGCATGTTGCATTCCAGTATCGCAAGGAAATTGAAAAGAATCTTGGTGTGGCAATGCCTGATGAAGAGAAGCCTTTGCCAGAAGATGTCGAGCTTGAGATTTCGCGCCTTGCATCAGAGGCGGCACAAAAGCTACTCCGCAAGGACCAAGCTGAAGTGGCTCAGAAACAGGCTATGCAGCAGCAGCAAGACCCTCTTACTCAAATACAGCAGCGTGAACTGGCCCTGAAAGAGGCTGAGTTTGAACATAAGAAGCAACTTGATGTAGCTAAATTGCAGGCAGATATGCAGGCAAAAGAAGCAAATATGGATCTTCAGGAAGATAGATTAAAATCTGAAGAGAGACGTGAAGGCGCTCGCCTTGGCGTTAAGGTAGCAACTGAAGCTGACCAAGCCCGCAGAGCAGATATGAAAGATGGGATTGATCTTGGTCGCGAAATGGCAAGGGAGATGAGTGATGATGGAAGTAATCAGGGATAAAATAAGGAACTATATGAATGATATCGCTGACCATATGGCCGGTGGCGGATGCCAAAACCATGAAGAATATGTTCGGCTGGTCGGCAAAGTCGAGGCGCTCGCGCTTATTGAGCGTGATATCCTCGATATGGAACAAAGGCTTGAAGAAGACTGACACTTCCATAACTCAAAATAATGAGTTATATTGTATTTGTGGAGACTTTCAGGGACAACCTGCGAGGTACTGTGAACCTAAATCACTGCAAAAGGAACAGAAATGTATTCTGCTGAAAAAACGGTTGAATCTTCAACTGCAAAGAAAATACCAGAACCATCTGGCTATAAACTCTTAATTAAGCCACTTGAGGTTAAAGAAAAAACAGATTCCGGCATTTACATAACCGATACACTAAAGAACGCGGAACAAACCGCATCAGTTATTGGATTTGTAGTGAAGGCTGGGCCAGACGCATACATGGACACTGAAAAGTTTCCTAATGGCCCTTACTGTAAAGAAGGTGACTTCGTAATTTTCCGCTCTTATTCCGGCACACGGTTTAAGGTGGATAAACAGGAGTTCCGTCTTATCAATGATGACACCGTTGAGGCTGTTGTCGATGACCCAAGGGGATACACAAGAGCATGAATGAAGTAGCACAAAAAGAAGTTGCAGAGGAACAGTTTGAAGAAATTGAAGACTCTGGGTTTGAGGTGGACATCATTGATGACACCCCAGAAGAAAATAAACCACGCCGTGCAGAAGATGCTGAGGCGCAAATACCTGAAGACGATGAGATCGCGAGCTATGGCGAAAATGTGCAGAAGCGCATTAAGCAGCTAAAGTTTGAATTTCATGAGGAGCGCCGCCGAAAAGAAGAGGCTGCAAGGCTTCAAGATGAGGCGGTTGATTACGCTCGCAAGGTTTACGAGGAGAACAAGAAACTCCGCAAAACCCTCGAAGAGGGTGAAGGTGTTCTGGTAGAGCAGGCAAAGGGACGTGTTGAAGCTGAACTTGAACGTGCTAAATCCGCTTACAAGCAGGCCTATGAAGTAGGAGATCCTGATAAGCTGATTGAAGCTCAAGAACAGCTAAACAACCTGCAAAATGAAAAATTTAGGGTTGATTCATATAAGCCAAAGCAGCAGCAAGCTCAGGAAGAACCTGTTCAGTTGCAGCAAAAGCCAAAGGTTCCAGAGCCAGACGCGAAGACAAAGGCGTGGGCATCAAAGAACGAATGGTTTGGCAATGACTCAGAAATGACAGGATATGCCTTTGGTGTGCATGAGTCTCTGGTAAAGCAGGGTATCAATCCACAATCACAGGCAGATGAGTATTATAACCGTATTGACGAATCTATGCGTCAACGGTTTCCAGACAAGTTTGGTGAGCAGCAAGTTGAGGCTGCACCTGTTCGTCAAACTGGTTCCGTGGTTGCCCCCGCTGGGCGGAGTGCAAAAAAACCACGCAGAGTGCAATTAACCTCAACACAAGTCGCTCTCGCCAAGCGCCTTGGCCTTTCGGCAGAACAATATGCGGCGCAACTCTTGAAGGAGGCATCTAATGTCTGATAGAACCCCACGCTCAAACGAGTCTCGTGAAGTTACAGCTCGTAAAAAAACATGGCAAAGACCGGGCATGCTGCCTACCCCCGTACCACGCGATGGTGTTGAATATCGCTGGATACGCACATCGACTTTGGGTAACGCAGATAACACCAATGTTTCGTCTAAATTTCGTGAGGGTTGGACGCCAGTCAAGGCAGAGGACCATCCTGAATTGCAAGTGTTGCCTGATATCGACTCTCGATTTCAAGGTAATGTTGAGGTTGGAGGATTGCTACTTTGCGAGAACTCAACCGAATATGTGGAATCTCGCCGTGAAGCTCACGATGAGATGAACGCACAGCAGATTGATTCAGTAGATAACAACTATCTACGTCAATCGGATCCTCGTATGCCCGTTCTAAATCCAGAACGGTCTACGAAAACATCGTTTGGTAAGTAGCGAAAGTTACATATAACTTTTGGCGCTTACCGTTTTTACAATGGCTTATTAGAAGGAGAGATGATTATGTCTTCAGTAGCCGCTCCCTTCGGTCTGCGCCCGATTGGTAAATTGGATTCTGGTTCATTGGAAGTTTTCCGCCAGTACCCAATTTTGTCAGGTTATGCTACCAATATCTGCACTGGCGATGTCGCCATGCTTGTAGATAATGGTACAACCACAACCATTCAGAAGCAGGCCGCTACAGGTGATGATACTACCGCCATCGATATGGTCGGTATTTTCATGGGGTGTTCATTCACCGATCCTAACTCAGGTCAAAAAGTGTTTTCACAAAAATGGCCTGCTAGCACTGTTGCGTCTGACGCAATGGCGTTTGTAGTAGACGATCCAAATGCGTTGTTCACCATCCAAGCAGATGGCGCACCAACAAACGTTGGAGATGTCTACGGCAAAAATACCCTCTTGGTTCAGACAGCTCCAAATACTACACTTAACATTAGTCGTGTATCTTTGGATATTTCTGAAATCAGCACAGACGCTCAGAACCCAATTCGTATCATCGATTATCTCGGTGGCGATCAGGGTGATGAAAAGGGTACTTTATTCCCGATTCTGGTGTGTAAGTTTAATTACCATCAGCACTCTTCAACAACTGGCTCAGCATAAGGAGTGTAACTGATGGCTATTTCACGCGCACAACTGTTAAAGGAGCTTTTGCCGGGTCTAAATGCATTGTTTGGTTTGGAGTACGAAAAGTACGAAAACGAACATGCAGAAATCTATGAAACTGAGAACTCAGAGCGTAGCTTTGAGGAGGAAGTAAAACTGTCAGGTTTTGGTGCTGCACCAGTCAAACCTGAAGGTTCTGCAATTTCATATGATTCAGCTCAAGAGTCCTTCACAGCCCGTTACAACCACGAAACCGTGGGAATGGGCTTCTCTGTAACTGAAGAAGCAATGGAAGATAATTTGTATGACGCGCTTTCAGCACGTTACACAAAGGCTCTTGCTCGCGCTATGGCTTACACAAAGCAAGTCAAAGCAGCTTCTTTGTTGAACAATGGTTTCACCACTTTCCAGTCTGGCGATGGTGTTACTCTGTTCAATACATCTCACCCAACTGTCCAAGGTGGTGTGAACGGTAACCGTCCTGCGGTTAACGCTGATCTGAACGAGACTTCATTGGAAGATGCAGTCATTAACATTGCTGCTTTCGTTGACGAGCGCGGCCTGTTGATTGCTGGTCGCCCACAGAAGCTCATCGTTCCACCAGCACTTATGTTCGTTGCAACACGTCTTCTTCAGACTGACTTGCGTGTCGGCACAGCCGATAACGACATCAATGCGATTCGTTCAAATGGTTCGATTGCTCAGGGATATCGTGTCAATCACTACTTGACTGATAACGATGCGTTCTTCCTGACCACCGATATTCCAAACGGCATGAAGCACTTTGTCCGTACAGCAATGTCAACATCAATGGATGGTGACTTTGACACAGGCAACGTCCGCTACAAGGCTCGTGAGCGTTATAGCTTCGGCGTTTCTGACCCGCTTGGCGTTTACGGTTCCCCCGGAGCCTAATTGTACTGGGTAAAATATTGAGTGGGCGGCTTTCGGGTCGCCCTTTCTTTTGCTATAATTCATAAGAACCTTGACAGTCGCATAGGGCGGCTGACATTAGCCGAGACAAGGAGTTCCTCAT